GGGTGACGAGGATCGCTTGCGTGCGACGATCAACACGGGTCAGGCGCAGCCTTATTTGCCGCGCAGTGCGTCGTCGGAAATGGAAGTGACGCTGCAAGGACTGAAAGACAAGGCGCAGGGGATTGATACGCCGAAAGGGGTGGCGCCGTCTTGGGCGCGGTATCTGACGGTATCGGTTGACGTTCAAGGCACGCGGTTCCCCGTGGGGGTTACGGCATGGGGAGAGGGCGGGCGGCATCAGATCATTGACCGCTTCGACCTGATCACGCCACCGGACGGCGCGCCTGGGGGACAGGATCGGGCACTGCGCCCGTTTGAAGTCGCCGAGGATTGGGCAGTTCTGGAACCGCTGTCCTCAAGGGTCTGGCCGATCGAAGGCAGTAATTGGGGCCTTAAGGCTGTGTCGATTGCGATTGATATGCACGGCGGTGGCTCGACTACCGATCATGCCTATCGGTTCTATCGAGGTCGTCGCAAAGCAGGCGAGGCAAAGCGCTGGTATCTTACGCGCGGCAACGGTGGGTTGAAGCACACCGACCGCGTTTGGTTGCGGGCACCTGAGCGTGCCAGCGGGAAGCGGCGTGTCGCCTCCGATATCAAGATCCTGAACATGGCAACGGATCGTCTGAAGGATGCCTGCGCGGCTTCGCTGCGTCTTGTCGATATCGGGCAGAATATCTGTGTCATTCCGGCATGGATGGAAGTGCCGGAACTGACAGAGTTCACGGCGGAGATCCGGACGCCGACGGGTTGGCAAAAGCGTCAGGGGATGGTGCGGAACGAGAGCCTTGACCATTTGGTTCAAGCGCGCGCGCAGCACATCATCCTCGGGGGGGAAAGGATCGACTGGGCGGCGCCGACGCGGAGTTGGGCGATTATCTCGCAGGACAACGAGTTCGCGGTTCGCTTGATTGAAGAGAGCGCGAAGGCCGAGCCAGCAGAGGACGAAAAACCAATGCGCCCGAAACCTCGGGCGTCTGAGCAAGCTGCAGTCCGCGCGCCGGGCCGTGGCGGATGGATCCAGCGGCGGGAGAAATGGCTGTGAGCGACTTCACACAGAAAGACTACCAGACGCTGTGCGGCATGATCGCAAAGGGCGTGACCAGCTTGAAGTTGGGGAATGGCGAAGAGGTCTCGTTCCGAAGCCTTGATGAGATGCTTCGGACGAAAGCCTTGATGGAGCGCAGCCTTGGGATGCGCAGCGGCTCAGGCCAGCACTACCCAAGCTACCGAAAGGGCTAAGCCAATGAACTTGATTGAACGGGCTATCGTGGCGGTTGCGCCCCGGTGGGCGGAGGGGCGTGCGCGGTCGCGGGCGGTGGTGGCGCATTACGATGCGGCTACGGTCGGGCGTCGATCGAGCAGCATTCGCGGGGATCGGACGGATGCCGATGCCGCCTCGCGCAAGCGCCAGATGATGGCCGCTTACTCGCGCGATATGGTGCGCAACACGCCCTTCGCCACGCGGGCGCAGGCGGTGATTTCTGGCAATGTCGTAGGCGACGGGATCTTGCCCAAGGTGCAGATCCGCGCGGGGCGCAAGCTAAGCGATGATCTGGCCAAGAGAATCCGCGCAAAGGGGCTGGCACGGATCGAAGCGCTGTTCGACACGGTCGAGATTGACCGCCAGAAGCGCAACAACCTCTACGGGTTGCAGCGCCTCGTGATGAACACGGTTGTTGATGCGGGCGAATGTCTCATCCGCTTTTACCCTGGTGGCGATGCCAAAGGCTCGTTGCCTTTGGAACTCGATGTGCTGGAACCCGATTATCTCGACACGTCCAAGCTGTCGTTTGTAGCGGAGGGTGGGGAGATCCGAGACGGGATCGAGTATGACGCAGAGAAACGTCGCGTGGCCTATTGGCTGTTTCCGGAGCATCCGGGCGGTGATTGGTCGCCCGGAATGCGACGAGTGATTTCTGAACGAGTTCCCGCCGAAGAGCTTTTGCACATTTACCGGATGGATCGCCCTGGTCAGCAGCGCGGGGTGACATGGTTTGCGCCGGTGATGTTGCGGCTTCAAGATCTCGATGATCATGAAGATGCGCAATTGATGCGCCAGAAAATCGCAGCATGTTTCGCGGCATTCCGCGTGCTTGGGGATGCGGGAACGGAGCGCGCAGTTCCCGACACTATCATGCCAGGGATGATCTATGATCTGGGTGACGGTGAGGACGTGAAGTTCGCAGCGCCTCCCGGCGTTGAGGGCTACGACGAGTTCACGCGGTCGGTTCTGCGTTCCGTGGCGGCTGGGATGGGGCTTAGCTACGAGGCGCTTAGCGGCGATCTTGCACAGGTGAATTTCAGTTCGGCCCGTATGGGGCGGATCGAGATGGATCAGAACGTCAGCGGTTGGCAGTGGCTAATGCTGATCCCGCAATTGCTGCACCCGATCGGCAAGCGCTTCATCGACGCATGGGCGGCGGTGGATGCGGCGGAAATGGCTGAGGCAGGCATTCCGGATGACATCTGGGATGATCTCTTTGTCAGCTGGGTGCCGCCGCGCCGCGTGATCGTCGATCCGGCCCGCGAGTTCTCCGCGCTGCAAGAGGCGGTTCGCGCTGGCTTCGCATCACGGCAGCAGGTTGTGCGTCAACTCGGCGTCGATCCGGAACGTCTCCTCGAGGAGATCGCGCAGGATCGCGTGGAGGCCGATGCGCTCGACCTGATCTTTGACAGTGATCCGAGGTCTGACCTCGGGCGCAGCCCTCAAGTAAAACCGAAGGAGACCAAAACAGATGAATGAGCTGCTTCTTTACGGCACGGTGGGGTCCTCCTTCTGGGAGGAGGAATATTTCACGGCCAAACAGGTGCGCGATCAGCTCGCGGGTCTATCGGGCCCGTTGACCGTGCGCCTCAACTCAGGCGGCGGCATCGCCACCGAAGGGCAGGCGATTTACACTGCGCTGCGGGGCTACGATGGGCCGGTGACCGTGATTGTCGAGGGCATTGCTGCCTCGGCGGCCAGCCTCGTTGCTATGGCGGGCGACACGATCACCATGTCGATGGGCGCGGTGATGATGATCCACGATCCGGCCTCTTGGTATGTTGAAGGGCGTGGCACCGAGGACGATCACCTTCAGGCGGCCAAAGGCCTGCAGGTCATCGCGAACGCCTATGCGGGCATCTATGCCAAGCGCGCTTCGATCGGGATCGAAGAGGCGCGCGAAATCATGAAATCCGAGACCTACTTCGACGGCCCCAGCGCCGTAGAGGCGGGTTTTGCGACCAGCGCTGAGGGCGATGGTGATGAGACGGCCCCTGCGGCCTTCGATTATCGGCTCTACGCCAAAGCCCCTGCGAACTTGCAGGCGCAAGCGGGCGAACTGCGCTCGAAACGGGCACGCGCATCGGTCTTCGCCATGATGGCGGGGGCCTCTAATCCTAAAATCAAAAAGGAGAAGCCTATGGCTAAACAGAAAATCACGGCGGCTACCGCTTCGGATGACACCAACGAGGGCGATGCCGAGGAAGATGACGTTGAAACCGCCTCGGATGACACCGAGATCGAGGCCAGCGCGTCCGACGATACGGATGTTGAGGCCGAAGGTGACGATGAAGTTGAGGCAGAAGAAGAGGGCGCGCCCGAAGCTCTGGCAATCGTGCGGATGTGCGCCCGTCAGGGGCTGTCCAGTGACCGCGCGGCGGATTTCCTCGCCCGTGGCCTGACCTGCCGCGAGGCTGTCGCGGAGTTGAACGGAAAAGGTTCCAAGGTGAAGATGACCAACCACGCGCCGCGCGCGCGGATCCTGCGCGATGAGCGCGACACCCGCCGCACGGCAATGTCGGCGGCTATCGTCGCGCAACTTTCGGGGGCTTCCGATGTATCGGCGGCTGCGCGCCCCTATATGGGGCAGTCTCTGGTTGAGATGGCTGCATCCTGCATCGGGCACCGTGGTCAGATCCGCTCGGCTGGCCAGCGGATGCAGGTGATGATGGACGCAAGCCATGCGACCAGCGACTTCCCTGCGATCTTCCAGAATGCTTTGAACAAGCAGCTTCTGGACCGCTATGCGCTTGCCAGCCCGACCTATCGTGCAATCGCGAAACAGAAGAACTTCCGCGATTTCCGCCCGATGCCGTTGGTGCGGACCGGTGACTTCCCGATGCTCAAGCCGATCTCCGAGACCGGCGAGATCAAATGGGGCACCTTCGGGGAAAGCGGCGAGCAGGCGATGATCAGCTCCTATGCGGTCGGCGTCACGATCAGCCGCCAAATGATCATCAATGATGATCTCGGCGCGATTGATGAGGTGCTGTCGAGCTACGGCGAAACCGTCGCTTTCTTTGAGGAGCAAACCTTCTATGCCTTCGCACTCGCTGCGCAAATGGCGGACGGCAAGGCGATCTTCCACGCGGGCCACAAGAACCTCGCGGCGGCAGCGGCGGCAATCACCACGCAAAGCGTCTCTCTGGGTCGCGCCGCGATGCGCAAGCAAAAGTCGGTTGATGGCAACAGCATCATGGGCAATGCGCCCAGCATCCTGCTTTGCGGGCCTGATAAGGAGACCGAGGCCGAGATGTTCCTCGCCTCGATCACGCCGACTGCGACCCAGAACGTCAACCCATTCTCGGGCAAGTTGACGCCTGTTATCACCAGCGAGATCTCGGGCAACCCGTGGTATTTGCTGAGCGCCGCGAACCCTTGCTGGGTCTATGGCTTCCTTGATGGGGCCGAGGCACCGCGCCTGCGCACGGAGGAACCGTTCGGCACGCAAGGGTTCTCGATGACCTTGGAGCATGACTTCGGGATGGGCGCGGCGGACTTCCGCGGTGGCTACAAAAACGCCGGCGCATAAATCGCCGGATCCTGACCTCTGACGAATGGGCGCCTTTGGGCGCCCTTCGTCATTCTGAAACCCAACCATAGGAAATCGGTATGAAAAACTTTGTGCAGAAAGGTCACGGGATTTCCCTGACCGCGACCGCTGATGTGCTCGGCGGAGGTCTCGTTGTGGCGGGTGTGCTCTGCGGTGTTGCGCAGCATGACGCGCTTCAAGGCGATCCGGTCGAGGTGATGCTGGAAGGCGTCTATGATCTCGAAAAGGTTGCTGCGGAAGCGTGGGAGGAGGGTGACGCGATCTATGTCGATCCGGCAACCGCTCTGGCCACCTCGGCGACTACGGCGGGGAACCTGTTTATCGGGGCTGCGGTCGTTGTTGCTGCCAACCCGTCGGCAATCGGCACCGTCCGCCTCAATGGCTCGGCTCCGGAAGCGGTCACCTCGTAAGATGCGCGAGCTGTTTAGCGGCATGGCTGGATTGCTGAACGATGTGTTTGGCGATCCGGTCAGCTATCAGCCGGTTGGCGGCGGGGCGGCGCAGATCATCCAATCGGTATTCCGCAATGAGGAGGCGGTGTCCTCAGGTCCGGATGGGCATGACGTGTTGATGCTCATGCCGATCTGGCGGGTGCCAAAGGATCTCGGGATTAACCCAGTGAAGGGCGATGTGATCGATCCGGGCGACGGCAAGACATATGCTGTCATCAACCGCCGCCCGAGCGTTTCTCCTGCCGATGACCGCTTCATCATCTGCGAGCTCGAGGAGGTGGGCTGATGCATTACCGCGCAGTCTACCGATCACTGGTGCGGGCGGCGATGCTGGCCAGCCCAGAGTTTGGCGCGTTTAACGCGCGCTCCGCTTGGGCGCAGAAGATCGATCCGGAGGAATTGCCGGTGTTCGGGGTGGCCACGCCGCGCGAGACCAAAGATCTCGAGGGGCATGGCACGTCAACACGGTCCACACAGGTGATCGTGGTGCTCAAGCGCCTCGGCGGAGATGACCTCGAGGACGTGCTTGATCTCGATAGCGAGGCGGTAGAGCGGATCGTGCTCACGGGCATGCTGGCAGATCCCGAGCGCATGGTGACGCTCACCGATACCGAGGTGACGATTGACGGCTCCGGCGCGCAGCGCGTCGGGACGTTGCAGATGAGCTTCAGGGCCGAGTTCTGGCCCTTGGAGCCTGAGGCCTAGCGGCGCGGGCTCATGCTGTCGGGTACGCCCGATCCACATTCAAAACATAGGAGAGTGAC